ACAGGCGGCTATGCCGTATAGTTTTAACACTCAGGCGGTGATTGCTGATGGTAGAATGTTTTTATATGACGCAACTAGCGGATTCAGGCAAATAACCGATGGAGATTTGGGAAACCCCATTGATGGTGTGTGGGTTGATGGGTATTATTTCATGACCGATGGTGAATATATATACCACACAGATATAGCAGATGAAGAATCTATTGACCCATTGAAATATGCAACCGCTGAATTTATGCCCGATCCATCTTTGGGTGTCGCTAAAACTCAAGATAATTTAGTTCTTGTTTTTGGTAGATATTCAATAGAATATTTTAGAAATGCCACTAATGATAACTTCGCCTTTTCCAGATTAAATGACAGAGCGCAAAAGATAGGTATTGTTGCTACTCATGCTAAATGTGAAACTGGTGGGAAGTTTTATATAACTGGTGGTAGAAAAGAATCATCAATAGGTGTTTATATCCTTGGTGTGGGTTCCGCTGAAAAGGTCAGTTCAAGAGAAGTTGATAAGCTGTTAGCAGAATACACAGAGCCTGAACTTTCAGATATGAGAATGGAAAGCAGGATGGAGGGTAATGTTTCTTTTGTCATTATTCACCTACCAAACGAGACATTGTGCTTTAACGAGACAATCTCTAAAACTTTCGGTATTAATTTTGCGTGGTCAATTCTTAAATCAGACGTTAAGGGAGACATGCCATATAGAGGTATAAACGGAGTATTCGAGTCTAATTTGGGTAGGTGGGTTTATGGTGACAAACGAGACTCTAGTATTGGTTATTTAGACGATACTGTTTTTACTCATTATGGGAATATGGTTGAATGGCTATTGTTTACACCTTTAGTAAATTTAGAAACCATGTCTATTGATAGTGTAGAGATAGAAACCATCCCCGGACATACAACGTCTGCAGATGCAAAAGTGGCAATATCTTTAACATACAACGGGTTAACCTACGGTAAAGAGTGGTATGAGATGTATGGTGAATCGCTTGATTACGGCAAGAATTTTATCATTAAAATGCTTGGTTATGTACCGAGTGTTGTAGGTCTCAAATTAAGGGGTGCGACAACTTCAAGGATGTCATTTGCAGGAGTTAAATTGACTTATGGGTAGCACAGAAGAAAATATCAGAGGATTATTTTTAAGTGCGACTGATGTTCGGGAAATGAACCCATCATGGTCTGATGCCTTTATAGAAGACTACTTAACAAAGCAAGAGAATCTGTTATCTATTTCCACGGTAGTTGATGATAAAATAGCTAAAAAACTTGAAGATATGGGTACAGATTTTTCAGATGGTTCAATTCCTTTTGTAGACGGTGGTTTTTTAATTGAAGATAATGGCCGTTTATTCTGGGACAAAGTTGCTGAGATTTTAAATGCTAAATCTATAATTGTAACAGATGCAACAGCAACAAGACTTTTAGCTACAAACGCAAGTAAAGAATTAAATAGTGTCGCTTCATTGTCAGCTTGGGTTGCTGGTACTTTAAATCAAATAACAATTACAAATGATGGTGATGGAACAATAACATTATCAACTCCGCAAGACATAGGTACTGGTTCTGATGTGGTTTTCCAGACAATAACTAAGTCTGGCGGTCTTGTAACTGAATTTTTAAAGGCGAATGGCTCTGTTGATTCAACAACTTATTTAACAACTGGTGACGCGGCAACAACATATATTCCATACACAGGAGCAAATGCAGAAGTTGATTTAGGGGCAGAAGATTTAACCACAACGGGTGATCTTGATGTTGCCTCTGGGACATTCAGTGGGGAACTAACAACGTCAGGCGGTAGAATAATCCCACCAACTGATGTAACGGCATTGACATACACGATACTTATAACAGACTATGAGATATTTTTAGATACAGATGGAAATGCGATAATAGCCACATTACCCGCAGGGATTAATGGTCAGCATTATAGGATTGTTAATGTTGGAAGCTCTGGGAATGATGTCACTTTAAATGATAATGCAACAGCACTTGTAACAACATTATCAGACGATGAAGCAGTAATACTAACATACAGCACGTCAGCAGGAGGATGGTACTAATGAGTAGATTTAAATTAATAAATGGGAGATGGGGTTCTGGCGCTGGCGAAACAGATGAAATAAGAATTGATGCGTCAACTTATGCTCTGGAAACTATAGAGTATGAACACACAGATAGGGATTAAATGAACAGGTTCTATGAATATAACGGTGATTTAATGGGATTGCCGACAAGTAAAGATCATCTTAATTTTAGATGGGCTGAAACAAGCTGTAAAATACTGTTTTCAATGTGTAGAAAAGGAAACGGTGCAAGTTGTCATTTAGCCAGTGATAAGAATGGATTGAGAAAATTAAGACAAGCAATGATAGAATTTTCAGACTTCGTATTTACTAATTATAAATGGTGTACAATGTTAATTGCCAAAATAGTGCCAAATTCCATAAAGAAAATATCTGAAAAAGTAGGGTTCTTTTTTATTGGCAGTTACCCAGAATATGATGTGTATATATTACCAAGGGAGGTTTATTATGAGTTCAGTAGTTGATTCGGTAGGGAGTCTTTTCGGTAGGGAGTCTGCAGGTGAAAGAGCATCAAGACATGGCATGGAGAGACAGTTAGAATATCAAAATGAAGGCTTGCAATATCTTCAAGATACTGATGCAATTCCTAGACAATTAAGAGAAACCGCCTTGACTCGGTTGGGTGGTTTATATGGTGCCGGTGAAAAATACGAAGCACCGAACATATCACAACTTATTGGCGACATATCTTATAGAGACAAACATCAAGGTGGTACGGATATTAATACAAATCTAGAGAATGTATTAACCGGATTAATGGATGGTAGCCGAGATAGAAATGTTGATGTTGATAGTCTTATAGAAGAGATCGCAGGGCCTACCGCCTATCGTAAATTTACCCGTGATTTAAAAAATTCTGGTAGTTTGCGTAGTCTTTTAGAGGACGCTATGGGTGGTGAATATGATGATAAAACCCAAGACCCCGGTGTTATCCAGCAGGAGATACTTGACCAAGCTAGAAATAATCCCTTATATGCAAGTCTTCAAAAAGAAGGTGAAGAGGGTATTATGCGTAACGCTTCTATGACTGGCGGTCTAAGGTCTGGGAATGTTCAAGAAAATCTATATGATTACAATGCTAGATTACTTGGTAATTTATACAATCAAGAAGTACAGGGGTTACGGGGATTTACTAATCCCGCCCTTAGCACTGGTGCAATAGCAAATCAGTATAATTCAATGGGGGACACAATGGGTATGGGGACTGTAGCACAGGCACAATCACAGGCCGCCTCTCAGCAACAAGGTATGGAGGTTTTACAATACGGCATATTCGGCAAACCAAGCATATAATAAAATAGGAGAAGTATAATGCCTTATCAATCAAATAATCCTTATTTTGTAGCCCCCCCGGATCATACCAAAGCATTTCAGGGCATATCAAACGCTCTAACTGGAAGGGCAGACGCTCGAAGGGAACAGGTAGAGGAACAAAGAAAACAAGGGATAAGACAAGACCTTGCCCAAAACTTAGAAGAAGAAAACTATGAGGGAATATATAAAACAATGGCTGTTGAGCCGTGGGTTGTTGATGAATTTAAAAAGGTTGACAAGTTTAAAAACGACAGAACAAAGAAAGCTAGGGGTGATGCTGCTACAGAAATTGTTTTAGGTGGTAAGGCTACAACAGCTATCGCCAAACTTGTCGGTGTGATAACTGATGAAAATGGAACCGTTGAGGATACGGCTGTTATCGGTAATTATGCTATGCAGGCAGATAAGGCAGAAGCAATTGGAGATGCTGAAGGAAAGGCAAAGTGGGACAAAAAGGTAATGGATGCCGCTGAATTAGAATATGCAAAGATGTTCGATGTGGATAAGATGCTGAGAGCAAGGAAGGCGAGGGGTGGAGGTGAAGACGAGAAGCCAATTTTAAGAGATTATTCAAAAGTTGGGCCAAAGGGTGGAATATCTACCATAAGAGATATTAAGCCGGATTCAAAAC